ATTAACGATGACTACGAAACTGACGAACTATAGTAAGTTTATACATAAGTCTCGATATGCTAGATACATTGAGGCTGAACAAAGACGAGAGTCTTGGGAAGAAACTGTTGATAGACTTGTGTCTTATTTAAAGATTAAAACTACTGCTAAGTCTATACCATGGGATGATTTAAAACAATCTATTGTAGACCTAGAAGTTATGCCTTCTATGCGTTTATTAATGACCGCAGGTGAGGCATGTGACCGAGATAATATATCAGCTTATAACTGTTCTTACCTTGCTATCAATAACAAAAGAGCATTCTCTGAAGCTCTTTACATTTTAATGAATGGCACTGGTGTAGGGTTCTCATGTGAACGTCAAGAGATTGATAAGTTACCACCACTACCTAGTACTTTTAAGGAGGTTGATGATGTCATATCAGTTGGAGACTCAAAGCTTGGGTGGGCTAAAGCCTTTAAAAAGCTCTTGTCCTCATTGTGGGAAGGTGACATCCCTAAAGTTGACTATAGCAAAGTTAGACCAGCTGGATCCAGACTTAAAACATTTGGAGGGAGAGCTAGTGGGCCTGACCCATTGCGAAAGTTGTTCAAGTTCACGGTGGATACTTGCAAAGGATCTGCAGGAAGAAAACTTAATAGTTTAGAAGTACATGACATCTTATGTATGATAGGTGAGATTGTTGTAGTAGGAGGTGTAAGAAGATCAGCTCTTATCTCTTTAAGTAATTTAACAGACAAAAGAATGCGTGATGCTAAAACAGGAGCATGGTATAATGATTATCCGTACAGAGGTCTTGCCAACAATTCAGTTGCGTATACTGAGAAACCCGATAGTGAAACTTTCATGGAAGAGTGGGTCAGTTTGGTTAAGTCCAAATCAGGTGAACGAGGAGTATTTAATAGAGTTGCTTCTCAAAATCAAGCAGCAAGATGGGGACGACGAGATCCAACTCTCAGCTACGGAACCAATCCATGTTCAGAAATTATCCTCCGTGATAAACAGTTCTGCAATCTTACGGAAGTGGTTGTACGGGAAAAAGATACCAGAGATTCCTTACTTAGAAAAGTTAAATTAGCTACAATCTTAGGTACTATACAGTCTACACTCATAGACTTTCAATTCTTATCTGAAGAATGGAAAAAGAATACTGAAGAAGAACGTTTACTAGGAGTGTCATTAACAGGTATCATGGATTGTAAAGTAACTAGCAATCCTGATCCATTATTATTAGAGGAATTACGTGATGCTGCGAGAGAGACAAACAAACAACTTTCTAAGGAACTTGGTATACCTCCTTCTGCTTCTATCACTTGTGTTAAACCCTCAGGTACCGTATCCCAGTTGGTTGATAGTGCTAGTGGCATTCATGCTAGACACAATGCTCATTACATACGAAGGGTACGTATTGATAAAAAGGATCCTGTATACTCGTTCCTCAAGGAAAAAGGTTTCCCAGTGGAAGACGAAGTGTTTCGCCCTGACTCGACAGCTGTGTTCAGCTTTCCGATAAAAGCCCCTAAGGGTGCTATAACTCGTAATGATATGACTGCTATAGAACAACTTAACTTATGGTTAATCTATCAACGTCATTGGTGTGAACACAAACCTTCTGTAACTATTACAGTAACAGATAATGAATGGCCTGAAGTAGGTGCATGGGTATGGAAATACTTTGATGAGGTTAGTGGTATTAGCTTCTTACCCCATTCAAATCATACGTATCAACAAGCACCATATGAAGATATTACAGAAGAGCAGTACAAAGAATTAGCATCCAAGATGCCTAGTGATATTAACTGGGAAGATCTTATTGAAAAGGATGATAATACCGAAGGGTCCCAGACACTAGCGTGTACTGGTGGAAGTTGTGAGATAGCATAATGGAAGTATCAATTAAACCTATATGCGGTGTATCACTTGGTTTTGAGTTAGTTGATACTAAATATATACCAGAGTTAGACGACGATGGTTCTTATTTAGTATTAGAACTTCTCATATTTAGAGTAGTAATTACATTAACATAAGGAGATAGTATGAATTATGATGGCGTGCAAGTAAATAAAGTATCAAATGGTTACATTGTCAATGCAACAAAACTTGATGTTCTGACCAAAACACAGGATAACAAGATTGCAATCTTTGCAACCTTTGATGAAGTACTAGCCTTTCTGAAGGGCTAATTGTAGTAGGGGGAGTGCAACGCTCCCCTTTTTTTATTCTATTATAAGTTCTATAGTTTTTTCTAATTCCATTTTATCAAACAATGGATCAAAAGCAATCTTAGAATTACCAATAAAATCTTTTCCTGCCCATGTAGTACCCAATAGTATACACCCTTCAGTGTCCGCACTAGAGTTTCCTGTGTGGATACGCACACCCTCAAATCCAGGGACATTTAATACATGAGGTAGTCTGCGCTTAAAACGATTAGAAACATCAATAATGACAGAATAAGTGCCAGTAGGAATAGCTGTTTGTCCATTTATCTTTTCCCCTTTAGGTCTAACTGTGTCTTCTAAAGTGTAACAATAAAACGTACCATTAACATATAGTTTACCTACAGTGTAGGTTTTAGCAAATTCAAATCTTTTAATTGATAATCTCATTATGTAGCCTGTGTTTGTGCAGTTAATATACCATTAGTAAATGTCATACTACCATTAGCACCTGTTGGTGTTAACTTAGCTGTAGTAATAATTACAGATAAACCACTTCCTAATCCTAAATTAGTTCTAGCTGTTGCTGCCGTAGTAGCAGCAGTTCCACCATTAGCAATAGATAAAGGTAATGACAATGATGTTAAAGTAGAATATTGAGTAGCATCTAAATGGTAATACTCAGTACCTCCTACATTACCACCTTGTAAACCTTGTAAAGTATTATGAGCTCTTGTTTGGATACTAGTTAAGTTAGACCCTGTAAAGTTTAAACCTGTATAAAAGATTTGTCCTTGAGCTCCACCTAAACTTTCCCATAGGTTAAAGAACCACTCTCTCCACTCATGAGTGTTTCCTATAGGTTGATTGGGTATTGGTGCTAATCCTTGTGCCATTAGAAACCTCTTAATTGTCTTTCAAGTCTACGTCTAAGTGAATCTTTAGCTGCCTCACGTTTACGTTTCTCAGTAGAAACATATTGAGCAGCTGTTGGAGATTCAATATCAATTTGGCGAGCAGCCATTGCACTATAACCTTCACCTGATTTATCAGACTCAGCACGTAATGCTTGGCTAGCCATTGGTAATTGCATACCAGTATAACGAGCTATGTCAGAAGCTAAAGTTAAAGGATCACTTTGTGGGTTATAAATAGATTGACCATTGTACCAGTTAGTATTCATACCAAGTTGTACTAAACCACTTAATGCTGGGTTCCATGTAAATACAGAGTTCATAGCTGCGGCAGGGGACTTAGCACCTGCTACTACATCTTCCATAGCATGTATTAAATGGTAAGGACCAGCACGTCTATACTTAGCCTTGTCATTATCAGTTATTGATTTAGCCATCATGTCCATTAATGGGTACACAACTGCTAGAGCTACAGCCACAGCTGCAGCAGAGTCCATACCTTGTTTAAATTCTTTTACACCCTCAGCACCTTTTCTAATAGCACCAACCTCACGTACCATGTTGACTAGGGATTTAACCATACCATAGTGGTATCGACTAAACACTGAGATGTTAGGGTTTTGCATGACGTAACTTAAACCTCTACCTATGTTTTCACCAACAACCTTTTCACCTACTATTGATGGAAGTCTATAGTTAGGCATGTGTTTCTCTGCATAAACAATAGCTTCAGCATGAGATACTCCTTTAGTAGCCATAATCTCTCTAAGATATTGCATATACATAATATCACGAGTAATCCACATAGCTCTGTTAGACTGTTTAGATATGTTATTGTATAGTTGTTTAAGAGATACACCCATATCATTAGCTAGTTCTTTAAACTCACCAGTCTTAGAGAATTCATTTAAACCTTTACCAAACAATGCTTCTTGGAAAGCAGATGCTCTAGTACCAGGTGCTAGTAAAGAACCACCAAGTCTAATTGTTTCTTCATAGAAGTCTGTTAAATTAATTACATCATTAATAGCTTCTCTACCTGTTTTTTGGAATCTTGCAATACCACCAGGAGTTACCCAACCAGATAAACCACGGGCATTGTACAAGTGGAATGCTTCGTTTAACATGTGGGCTATAGGGTTAATCATCATGTTTTTAACAATGATGTTAGTTAGATTAGTTAATACTGTAGGATCCCATACTCTAGCAAAGTCATTAATAACATGAGCTACACGAGTAGGAAACATGTAACCAGCCAATGCTGGATACTTCTGTACATTCTTAGGTACCATGTAACCTTCAGGTACTTCTTGTAGTTTACCATCTACATGAGTAGGTAAAGCAATGTCTTTCATCATAGGAGATGCCATAAGTTCTTTAAGGAAAGCATCTTGACGTACTTCCTCACGAGCTTCATTCATCTTTTGAATTAACACTGCAAATGAGTTTCTATTATAGGTTACAGGTGCATGTTCTTCAATTTCTTTAATAGAACCTTGAGCTAATTTACCACCAAAGAATGTATCACCTTCTTTTAACATTTGTTCACGTTCTGGCATTCTACCTAGTAACTTAGCTTTTTGATTTTCCCATTTAAATATCTTACCGTCTTTAGCTATTTGAATTACAGATCTATCTCCATTACGTTCTTTAATAACCCAGAATGCACGAGTCTTAGAAGCACTAGATAGTTTACCTAAATCAGGGTCAAAGCCTCCTTCTAGTTTACCACCTAGTTCTGCAAATGTATTCTTAACTTTACCAAAGAAGTTAGGGTTTTCTATAGTACCATTCTCTTGCATAACTTTAATTTGTTCACGAGTTAATGGGTTCATCATTCTATTAAAAAAGAATTTACCATCTCTCATCTCACCTAATTGATTAGCAAGCTCAGGGTTAATGTCTTTAAGGTATTCATATGCTTTAGTAAGTTCACTAATTAAAGGTTGGTAATACTTATTAAATATTACTTGTTCTTCAGGTGAAAGAGGTGTAGGAGTTTCAATTTGTTTATTAAGTTTATCACGTTCAGCTTTTAATACAGCTTGTTTTTCAGGTAATTCTAGTTCAAGCTCTTCCCATTTCTCTCTTAAATCTCTATATGGTTTATTAATTGTAGTAACAATATTATCATAGAAGTCTTTTTCTTCCTGAGTAAGAGTTTCTTTTTTAGATTTCTTTTCTAAAATCTCTTCGTATTTATTACGTTTAGGAGTACCAAATTGAAAGTCATTAGCTTCATATATACCTTTAGCTTGGGTTTTTAAACTATCAATAGCATCTTTTAAACCTTGAAGAGTAGCATCAATATCAATTACACTAGCTTTAAGTTCATCAGAAAACTTATTAATACCTTCTAAATGCAATCTAATATTGTTTTGCATTTCAGGAGTTAAGCCTTCATTTAAAGCTATTTGGTATAGTTTAATACCCCTAATGTTATCAATCATCTTAGCATTAGCTGAAATAAATGCAGCATCTGACAATTCTTTTTCATTAGTTGGCATAGGAGGTAATCCTAAGTTATCTAAGTTAAAGAATGGATTAACAGAAGCTTGCTCCATTGCACTTTGATTTAAGTAAGACTGATATGAACTATCTTTAAACTTAAGGTCTGATGGTCCACCTTTTCTAGTAAAGTCACCAAACTTCTGATCTCTAGATAAGTTCTGATGTGTAAGATCTATAAGTTGATCTAATGCTGTTTGAGTGTTTTCTTTACCATTACCTAAGTATTCTTTAATAATGTCTTTAAACTCTTGCCAAGCACTAGGAGCTTTAGTCTCTAGTAATGGTGGTCTATCACTCATCCATTGTTGGAACTTAGGATTAGAGAATGCTTCAGAAATCATTTCCTTAGCATCAGCTAAACCATACCAACCATTGTTTTCCCATAGTTCATCTTTACTTGCTGTAGCTTTAAGCTTTTCAAAGAAGTCATCCATTTGTTTAGCAAAGGCAGGGTCTTTATCCATTGCATTAAGAGTTGCTGAATGTAGTACTTCATGACCAAAGGTATGTAAGTCAGCGTGTTTATTAAGATGTAAACTACCCTCATCAAATAGTCCTTCACTTATCTTTTTTCTGTTATAAAACCCAGGGATAAGATAACCTTCTTTATCCATTATTTCTTTAGTAGGATTAAGTACTAATGGTATTTCACTAATATATTTATTAGATCTAAGAAGTTTAAATAAAGCCTTTTCAATAGGGCTACCTAAGTTACCCTCTACTAAACGATCTAAAGCTTCACCAATAGTTTTAGCACCCGTTAATACATTGTGTGTGTCTTCACTTGTTAAAACTTCTTTACTAGAGATTTGAGCTGCAGGAGGTTCATTTTCTTTTAATGTTTTAAGTTCTACTTCTTTAGCACTAATTTGTTTTAAAAGATCAGCACTTTCTTTAGGATCAGTTTCTGTTTGTCGTAGAGTTTTTAGACCATCAATTTCAGATTGAAGATCACTAACTTTATTATAGTGTTCTTGTCTTCTAGTAAAGGACTCTTGCTCAGCGGCAGCAAAAGATTCTTTATTCATATATTCAAAAGCAGATTGAGGTTCTTGATGTTCAATCTTAGTTCTTTGAATTTTAAAGTCTAAATAAGACTGAAAGTCTTTAAATGTATTCTCTGGAAGGTTATATAGTTTAGTCCAGTCTTTATTAGCAAACTCTTTAATAACACTAGCATTGTCAACTTCCATTGTAGGAACATTGTTAATATCTTTAATTCTTACAGAGTTCTCATTAACTTTATGAGCATCAACTTCAGCTTCAGTAATATTGTGTCTAGTTGCATATTCACCTTTAGTCTCCTTATCAAGGTTTATAATAGGTATATCATCTACTTGTTTAGGTACAAAGAACTCACTCTTTGAAATTTTATTAATAATTTCATCTGCTGATTCTTTAGGTTTAAGTTTTACATTTTTAAATGATAGAGCTTTACCAAGACGAGTTTCATCACCACTTACTAATGGCATCATCATACCACTAATTAAAATACGTGATGGATCAAACTCACCATGTATTGCTTGTGAGACTCCTTCAATACCAGCACCAAAACCCGCTTGAACTAATGGTTCAGACCATGTTTTAAGTGATTTAAGTTTACTAATGTCACCATTTTTTGTGTAGGCTTCCCAAGCACTACTTATTTCTTTACTAGCAGCTTTAGACAAACCAAAGCCAGCATATAAACCAAAAGGTATCATTCCACCTACCATAGTTGCATTTGGATGTTGTATTTCTCCCTCTTCTATAGCTTTATTAATAGTTTCTGGAAGTAAATTACTTTGTATAGCATTAGCACCAGCATGACCAGCTGTAAAACCTGCAATCTTTGAAGCAAAGTTTATAAGTTTAGGAACTAAAAGTCTAGCAGTAGGGACTGCTAATAAAGAAGCTCCTCCTGTTTCAGGGGCTAAAGCACCAGCAAGAAGTTCCCCTACTGCCCAACCAGCACCAGTAGGAATTGTTTCTTTTAAAACAGATTGACCCATTGATTTTAAAAGTCCTTGTTCTTTTACTGGTTCTGCTGGAGGAGTTTCAGTTGTAGGTGCACCTTGAGGTTGAGATTGTGATTGTTGTGCATAGATACTAGACATACTATTATAGTACTTTTGAGCTAAATCTTTTTCACCATAAGCCATTAAGTTCTTATAAACCTCACCATTAAACTCTTTAGGAGGTAGTGTACCCTTACTTGCAAAGGTACTAATGTTATCAAAGTAACTCTGTGCTAATTTCTTATCATTGTTTTTAACAAAAGCTTTATAGACATTACCATTAAAGTCTTTGTCTAAAGGAGACTCACCTGTAGGAGCCGGGGCTGCCTGTTGTGGTTGGTTAAACTTAAACTTGTTAGCATCGTACCCAAACTTCTGACCCATAGATTGTGGTACTTCAGGGTTACTAGTAGTATCTACAATGGGTGCAGGGACATCACTAGTTATATTAGGATTTGTATTAGCTGCTACTTGTATAGGTGGTGTATTAACAAAAGTAGATTGATTAGAGGCTACTGGTGTAGCTTCAGGTTGAGGTGTTGTTTTAATAGGTGCTACTGATGTAGTAGCTTGAGGTGGTTGCTCTTGAGGAGCCCCAGCAAAGTTTTGTAATGAATTAGTTTCAGTAGGTGTAGTAAATGCTAGTTGATTTTGAAATCTACGATTTTGAATACCTTGATTAAACTCACCATTTACTTTATTATATTCTGGAAGTTTAGCAGCAATCTCATCATCAGAACGTTTACCATTATCAGTGAGTGCTAAGAAGTTCTTTTGACCTGTGTTATAATGGAAGTCAACTAAACTATTAATTTGTGAGTCATTCCAGTCATAACCTTTAACCTTAGCAAAGTTACGAATAAACTTCTCACGAGTGTCAATGTCTTGAAGTAAACGTTGTTCTGCTACTTTTTTAGAGATAGTTTCATCAGGGCCAGATGCTTTAGTACCATACCCAATAGAGTAATGATCTCCATCTTTGTATGCTTTAGCACTAAAGGATTCTCTTTCCTTAATAAACTCTAATAGTTTATCTTTAGTAAAAGCTTCACCCTCACTTAAGAAAGGTGATTCATCTAGCTTAGCTTTAGTTGCCATCTATTTAAGTGCGTCTAGTTGTTTTTGAAGTTCTTTAATTTTAGCTTGTACTTCTGCTTCATCTTTACCAACAGCCCAATCAGACATAGCTTTACCAGCTTCATTAAGTACTTTAGCAGTAGCTTTATACCCAGCTTTAGCTGCATTAACTGTAGCCATAGTACCTCTTACAGGAGCAGATCTAGTAGACTCTTTTAATGCTTCAATCTGAGCTTTAATGTTTTCTTTTGTAGCAGCACGAGTTTTATTTTCTTGTGTCACTTGAGCAGTAGTTTTAGGTGTAGGAGGTACATAGCCACCAGCCTCACTAGCAACACCAGCATCTTGTAATACATCAGCAGGGAACGCATTGTTTACTGGTTGATTATTAGGTGAAGGGTTAACTACTGCAGGAGCTGCAACTGGGGCTGCACCAGGTTGTGTTTTATTAGAAGCAAAAGGATTACCTGGGGTACCCACAGCAATGTTAGGCATAGGTACATTTAGTACTTTAGCATATCCTTGAAGAGCTTTTAAGTTAGCATCATAGCTAGGTTTTAAAGCTTTCTTATAGTCTTCATCCATTACAGAGTTAATACTATTAAGAGCTTGGAACTGTAGTTTAACATTCTCAGCTAAGCGATTAAAGCTTGCTGTAGCTTGTTCACGACCTTCTTTACCTATAGCTAAACTAGTACTAATTTTATCAAGATTTAACTTCTCTTCTTTAATTCTAAGCTCTGCATTATCCATTACAGACTTTTGAGAAGCAACAGATTGTTTAATACCAAGTTCAGCTTTTTCTGCTACAGTGAGAGAATTCTTTTCTAACATTTGTAATGTCTTAATGTTTTCTCTAGGGTCCATACTAAAAGGTACTTTACCAGTATAACCTAAATCATTCTTAGCACTAGCCATAGTATCATAGAAAATCTTATTAATGTCAGCCCCTGGTTCTTGCATTGTTTCTAAAGCATTACTAGCCATGTCACCCACTTTTTTAGATAAGGCAGCCATTGTTGTAAACTTTGAATGATCAGCTTGAGCTAGTGTAAGTTCTGAGGTAGCAACCTTACTACCATACTCTAGGGCTGCTCTAGCATTACCATTTTGTTGAAGCTTTTGAATAACACGAGTATTATAATCATAAGCTTCTTTAGCTCTATCGGCAGAAGTAACATGCTCATTTAGAGTATCTAATATTTTAGGTTTAGCAATTTCTTGAGCAGGTGTCTCTGGTTTAATTTGAGTTAAGTCTAATACATTATTATCTTGAGGACCATTAAAAGGTCTTTGTAGATCTTTCTGCATCATACGAGTGTCTTCTAATGTAGGTTTCTCACCTTTAAAAGCAGCAGTAGTACCATAGTTACCCATTAAAGTTTGATCAGGAGCAGTCCCATCTTCTCTAGTACCATAACCAAGAGGTGCTATAGGCACTGTAGTTTCAATAGGTTTATTACCTGTTTGATATCCTCGAAGTCCTAGTGAATCTCCTTGTTGATAGATACTAGGATTTACTGGTTCTGTAGCTGTTGTATCAAGAGTTTTAGAATTCTCAGCAAGTTGTTTTTGTTGGTCTCTAAATTCTTTTTCTTTTTTAATTTCTTCTGATACAGATTTACCTGCGTCATCAATAGACCTTTCAAACTGTCTTTCTCTAAACATTTTACCAAGCTGCATGCCTGATGCAAAACCTTCTCCAAATGAAGCCATAATTATATTCCTTAGTTAAATAGGTAGTTTAGAAAATTGATGAAATAATAGCGCCACCAATTGTACCAAGCATACCAGGTATTTGACTTGGTCCTTGTGACGTTGATGTACTTGAGTTTGCTACCAAGCCAGCACCAGAAGCTGATACAAGATTAGCAACCTGTCTTTGAAGGTAATCACCAGCGTACGCATTTTGAAAGTTATTAATAGCTAAGTTTTCATAACCATTAGGACCCACCCCTGTAGAAGCAAACTTCCTTTCAAGGCCCTCTTGGCCCATTTGACTACCTAACATAAACCCTGGCTGACTTTTAACGTAATCAAGAGAAGGACCTCCTCCAAGAAGTAAATTACTAAGGGCTTCTTCATACGGAGCTCTTGCTCCAGCACCAAAAAAGTCCACAGGTGTAGAAGTAGAAGAAGATGAACCTCCACCACCTTTACCTTTATTGTATCCAGGATGTTTTAAAACACCTATACCTATTTTACTATTAAACATATTTAGTTCTCCAGGGGTAATTCATAAAATATAAAACGTTTAGTATAACCATAATTAGCCCAGACTCTTTCCCAACCAGGACGTCCGTAACTATCAATTAATTTACAACCATTATCTTTACCAAACTGTTGCACTAGTTTAAGCATGGGTTCTTTCCATGTTTCAAACTGAATCCCTGCTAAAAAGTGTACAGTTAAAGCTGTCATTCTAGGGTACTTGTATACTTCAGTAACTACAGCACCATAAATCTTTTTGTCATCAAAAGCAATCCAAAGTTGTTGAGGTTGCTTTAATAATCCTTCTTTAATATCTTCAGCTTCAAATCTACCATAAGTATATTTAGCTGCTCTTTTCATGTAACCTTCTATATGAGGCCAAACCCGTTCAACATCTTTTGTGTCTACAATAGATACTTGCATAAACTATTCTTGTTTTAAATCCAATCTACCATTAATATTAAATTCTACTTTTTCTAAACGGAAAGGGTTATTTCCTGTATATAAATATTCATAAGCTCTACGTCTAAATCTACCAAGTTGATATAAACAAGGTTTTTGTAAGTTTAATTGTATTTGTCTATATTGAGACCAATTAGTATAATCATCTTCAGTATGTCTAACTTGCATTACATCATTAATGTTATCACCAAACATAGTTAAACCATACCCAGTTTTAAAAGAGTATGTATCAAAATCCATACGATCAGTTACAATACGCATTCTAATAGGTCCAAAAGGATCTACATAGTTATTAGGACTCAATGTAAACACTAGACCATTAACAGCATCTAATACATAAAAGTTACCACTATTAAATGGAAACTGTACTACAAAAGAACATTCAAAGTAGTTTTCACTACCACCAATATAGTCTTTACTTGTAGTCCAATAGTGCCATTCTTTTTCACCCATATCATATACAAGTGTAACATTTTGATCTGTTAGTACAAGTCCATATAAAGTATGACCAGCAATTTTATATAACCAAGAGTATGTACCTGATAAGTCACTAGCGTTTAGAAAGTTTTCAACTGCTTTAGTTGATACTCTTTGAGGAGATAAACCTTCCATTACATAAATACCCCTACCACCCTCAACTACAGTTCCCATCCAAATTAAAGTTTGTTCTGGATTTTGTATTGAGTTACCATCAGCACAACCTATTTCCATATGAGCTGATTGGTTAATACTTAACACTGAACCTGCGGAATTACCAGCATCATAGAAAAAATCAGCTGTCCACTCTTTAAAAGCTATAACATAGTTAAGATGTCTAGCAAGTGCTTTACCTTTGTCTGCTTCTGATACAGCTGAAGTATAATTTAAAGGTCCCCATATATTTGGGTTTTCATTATCAGATTGAAATATCTGACCTTTAGGGTCCATAGCAAATACATAACCATCAAGATATACTAAACCTGGAACAGGGTTTGTAGGGAATGAATTTAAATAAGGAGTAACTACTGCAGCACTACCAGCACCTGAAAGTACAACAGCTAATGTTCCAGCATAGTTAGATCCACTAGAAGTTAAAGTTACACTTGTTATTGTAGATCCATCAGAAATATAAGTACCAGCTGCACCAGAACCACTAATAGATCCTGTAACTGTAAAGGTACCTGTAGTAGATGTATACCCAGTACCACCGCTAACTAAAGTAACTCCTGCTACTTGTTTATTTATTACAACGACTGTTCCTGTAGAATTCATTGAGTACCCTGTCACTTGATCATGAAAGACCATGTAAGGACGTGGTGCTGTTGTAGCTAGTGTATTAGCCCAACTAACGTTTTGTCCACTCATACCCGTGTTTACATTAACTGAAGTACCTCCAGTAATACTATATAAACCAGTACCTGCAGCTGCATATAAATTATTATTAAATGTCCAAAGACCATTACCATCAATGGGTAGTGCAGGAGTAATTGTATATGCAGCTTTACCTGGACGTTTAATAGCTAAAGTAGCCCCACCTGGCATAGTTTCTTTAAAACAATTAACCATCTTAGCATCTTTGCTAGTATCATTGGTACGTTGTTTTATAGGTGTTGTTAACGGGACATTAACAATAGGCATTAACGGAAGCTCCTATTAAAGCCTGATCTTACATCTGGTTGGAAGAATGTAGAAGTCCATTCAATATCCCAATCCATTAAGTCATTCTTAAGGACATTTGCTTTTTGTTCATAGTATTGTTTATCAGTAAGAGTCTTCTCATAATCTGATGCAAGCTCTGCAACTAAACCCCATTTAAGAGCTAAGAACCACTCTGAAGGGAAATCAAAGTTCTGGTTAGCTGATGTAATATCTTCAATAGGTGTTTGTACAAATAAATGTAAATCATAATTTGTAGCTGTAAAAGTATTAGGAGTTAAGAATACACTTAGTTCTCCATAGTCTCTCCAAGGTTTATAGTATACAGTGTTTACGTTACCTTGTGATTGTTTAGCACCTAAAATATTATACTCTTGTTGTGAAATAATAGTCATTGGCATATCTGTAAATACGCTTAAAAGTGAATCTACTGTAACTGTACAGGGTGTAGTAAAAGTACCACCTTGCATTGTTAATACATCACCTACAGCATAACCACTACCACCAGTGTTAGCAAGCATTACACTTGTAACAGTAGGACCAGTAAATGTTAAGTTAAATGTAGCACCAGAACCTGTACCTCCAGTAGAAGATACAGCATTAGTTGGTTGTACTGTATAACCTGTACCACCAGATGTTAAAGAGATTTTACCTACTGAGTATGTAGCATTAGATAAGTTTCTTAAATAACATTGAATAAGTCTTAAAGGTTTAGCAGCATTATAATTATAAGATGCTGAAGGTCCAATAGTATAAGAAGTTTGATTAGGAACTAAAGGTAGTGTATACTCCTTAATAGTCCATAGTTTAATACCCTCTGACTGCCATTTCTTTAAAATAAGATTTAAAGAGAAAGAAGCATTCTCTAAAGCATTAGGCCCAGGTGTAGCACCTTCTTCTAGTACTGCTAAACTACGTAGAGCAGCCTCAATAATCTGATCTCTGGTAACGGTAAATGTAGTAGTACCTGAAGTAGCCATATTATTCCTTAGTTTTACCTAATAGTTTTTGTATTGTCTTAGTTTCGTAAATACGAATTAAAGTCCAAACAATAGTAAATAAAGCAGCTATTGCTGGTAGCACTTGCATTATAGTTCCTACTGCTGTTGCAATAGATGCTGTATCTATTACATGTTTAGTTGATTCTTGTAAATGTTCCATTATAAGTCCTTGGGTTCCCAGCCGTATATCTCGGCTATTTGATATGTTAGTTTATAGAAGTTTTTGTTATGGAGTTCATATCGTTTACCCTGAAGGTATAAAATAAGATGCACCATTTCATGTGCCATTGTTTTCTCTAGGGTTTGGAGTAGACTCATCTTACTTGTACTCATGGTAATACAGTGAGGTTCAGGTGAATAAGACCCGTACATTTCAGGATCATCTACAACTAAAAACTCTATCTCGGAAGGGCTTGGTAACTTATACTTGTTGAAGGGAGGGAGTTCACGTAACATCTTGTAAACTGCCTTACACGATTCAACTGTTATAAGGTTCATTTCTTTTTAATATAAAATAAGCTACGCTCACCAAAGAGGTAGAATCCTACCGCTGAAGCAAAGTTGTCTACCTCAGGAGTTGATGTACCAGATACATGCATATATACCCATGTAGAAAGCACAAGAAGGCCTATTAGAGGCCTCATCAATCTAACAATAGCTTCTACCCAAGGATATGAAGAATTACCTGCTCCAGCGTCGTTCATAACCTTAAAGAACTCTAGGTCTATGTTCTTCATCTGAGCATACTGCTCTATAGTAGCAGGTTTAAATACATCAGGTGCTACAAACTTGTTAATAAGAGACTTACCTAAGTCCATTACTACAGGAGCAAATGCTGATAATATTGTTATTGGATCCATTAGTATTTTCCTTCTGCAAATACGTTTACAAATACAGTGTCATCTTCCAATGCTTCAATCTCATGCCATTCGCCAGCTGGTAGATTAAAAGCACCACTATGTTTATTAATAATCTTTTCTTTACCTTCCATTCTTATAGCACAAGAACCATTATGACAAATAGTAGCGTGTGACCAAGTATGCTGATGTTGCGGCAATCCAAACCCTTTATTGGCGTGATACACATTTAATTGCGCACCATCATAAGTAAAGCTATGTTTAAGTGATGCAGATTGAATCATTAAATTGTTTGCGTTCCACTTGTTATTGGTTGATTGTCAAAATTTATAGCCATAGGTTCAAAAATTGGAAAGTCTTTAAATGTATTATCTGTTGGATCAAACCATTTAGAATCTGCTACAAAATCATCAGGGCATTCAATCCACATATGTTCAGGTGCGGCATCCCAAGGTATTGTGTCAAATATATCAGCGCAACGATAGCCTTGCTCTCTAGGTTCATTTTTACATACTAAAACATATTTCATATTGTTATTTCCTTGTTAAAAAATGGTTTTCCTGTGTATTCAATTTTTGCATCATCAAGAAACTCTTTAATGTAATTGATACATTCATAAATTTCATTTTCAGCAACATTATATTTTTCTTTTATAAAATTAAAAAGACCTTGATCTTCATACATTTTATAATGAGGTGTTAAATCTTTAAAAGACCAACTATTCATTTGGTCTGTTGGTTTATATGCAATAGTTAATATTTGTTCTTTTAATTCATCACCGCTTAAAGCATGATAATAACAATGCCAAACTGAATTTATAGATGAATAGACTTTTTTAGCTTTTAATGCAAGTTTGGTTGCTTTAGAATACATAATTAATATTCAAAGATAACTATACCAGCAGAACCATTTCCACCTGTATTAGCTGGACATGTAAACCCTAAACATCCTGATCCACCAGCTCCATATCCTATTCCCGTTATACCAGCTGTAGCTAATAGAGGAGCCCCAGAAAGATATACTATTGCTGTTCCTGATCCACCAAACCCAAAAACACTATCTCCACCACTGCCTGAATTCCAAAATATCTTTACACCACAACCATCACTAGATACAGTTCCCGTTTTTCCTGTGCCACCTGTAATATTAACATCACCATTAGTTCCTGATCCGCCTGCTCCACCTGTTTGTGTATATTGTGTGTTATTGTTTGCCGCATCTATTCTAGACCCTGCACCACCCCCTGTTGCTGAAATAGTGGTAATAGTTTGTGTTCCGCTAGCTACAGAAGAAGTGTTACCTGCCGCTCCAGCGCCTGTAGTTGCTGTTTTAACTGCTCCAACAGTGACAGTTAAAGTATTTCCTGGTGTTAATCCTGTTAAATATTTAATTGCAGTTCCACCACCGCCTGCTCCACCTGTTGAAGGACTATTAATACTTGCCGCTCCAGCTCCTGCACCACCACCGCCTTGAACAGTAACTTTTACTACTGTTTTACCAGCAGGAATTGTAAATGTTCCGCTTGATGTAAATGCTGTAGTGCCACCAAGACCACCACCAGCTGCTGTTTGGAATGTAGGTAATGCACTAGCACCATTCGATGTTAATACTTGACCTGAAGTACCTACTGAAGCAATAGATTGGAATGCACCTGTTGAAGTAGTGCCTCCAGTTAGCACTGCATAAGCAGTTGCTGATGTATTACCAGTACCACCTAAAGCTACTGGTACTGAGGTATTAAAATCAGTAAAACCATAATCCCATGATGCTGCTGTTGTTCCACTTGTTAAAATACAAGTTACGTGTGCAGTAGTATTAGGTAAAATAGTTGCTATTGTATTTAAACCAGACGATTGTAAAGTTAAATTACCAGTAGAGTTATTAGCTATATGGAAAGACCAACCTAAAGATAAAGTACTTGTTACTGGTAATACTACAGTTTGAGTTGTTACTCCTGTAAAGTATTGGTAATATGTACTTGTATTAGTAAGTGTAGTTGTACCTGCAGCTGTAGCTGTTGTTGTATATGTTTGTAAATTGGCATTAGCACCTGCAGCTGTAGTCGAATTAGTACCACCATTAGCTATTGGAAGGGTTCCTGTTACTTGAGTAGTTAAACCAATTGAACCACTTAAATTAGCTGTAGTATAACCTGTACAGTTTGTTAATGTTCCTGAAGTAGGGGTACCTAATATAGGAGTTACAAATGTTTGGGTTTGTGAGAATGTATTAGTTGAATCTAATTGTGGAAAGTTTTGAAGATCAGCTGCTGTTAAACGGAGTTCAACTTTATCACCTGCAATAAATGCAGCTGCAGTTGTATTGTCTTGACCACGAACAATAGTAAATGTATCTGTTGATCTAGCAGTTACTTTAACAATTTCAATTGTAGTACCTGCTGTATTAGATAAGGTACAGTAAAAGTATTGTGATCCTGCTAATGTTGGAAATAAACCACCAGTAGCTGATGCAACAGTTAACGATGTAACAGAGCTATTAATACCTGTAGCTAGTGTGGTAGCTGCGTTATTTGTAAATAAATTTAATCCTGCCATAATATTATCCTAAAGTTGTCGTGTTGATTGCTGAACCATTAATTGATTCTGGTGTTGATGGAAGTACTCTAACATATGATAGAGTTGCTGTTACTGTACTATAAAAGTGTGGATTCCAAGGAGCCCAAATAACTGATGTTAATAAGCTTACTGAACTTGTTGAAACATACTGACCCCATAAAGCTTGGGTTACTGGTATAAAACTATTAGAAGGTTCTGATCTTAACCAAGGAGCTATCTGAGTATCTGCAACACCTCTTACAAAGTCTTGTGGTTGACGTATTTCCCAATCGTCATCACAACACATCAAGCCATCCCAACGTTTTTTAAGATTAGAAGCTTTATACTTACGTCCACAGACGTCACATATGGCTATCCAATCTCCCTTATCATATCTAGCAATATAACTCAATTGAGTATCCTAGACACTAGTTGGAGCAAGAACTTGTAGGTCAGCTAAAAGTACTAAAGTATTAGCAGCCGAAGTAATTACCGTCACTTCAATACGATATATAACACCATCTAAACCACCATAAACTCTTTGACCTACCTGTTGAGAACTAACTACAGGGCCACCTTGAAGTATAGAAGTAGGGCTTGGATCTGTACCAGAAACTACTTCTACAGTACTAGTAGCAGAAGAGATAGTCTCTCCTGTACCCATAGCTGGGGAAAAGTCAAAAGTAAACTGTTCGTTTTCAGTGGTTACTTTGTATGAAAAAGCCGTAGGCATATCCTAAATCCTTAAGTATAAAAGACTTTTCTAATTTTAGAAGCGGCATATATTAATCTATTTAAAGGGTATCTTATGAAAGATATAACACTCTTAATTATTGTAACTATAGGAGTAACTACTAATGTAATAAACTTACTTACACCCTTAACTAATATAATACCACAATTTACTAGAATTGTCAATGGTTTTCCTACTAATTTTACTAAAGTAGAGGTTGTTGTAGATAGTACAGTTAGGATTCTATAATACAATCTAACTGCTAATAATGTTGATACAGAACTAACTAGTGACGCTGTAATTGTTCTTACTAAGGTTTTAGTTCTAGTTAAAGTAGCAGTTACTGTAGAGACTACTGAAGTTACTTTAAAAGCTATTGCTCTTCTAAAACTAGCTGTTGCTGTTGAATAAGCTAATAATGTTACAAGTCTATTAGTAGCTGTTAGTATTGTAGCTACTGTTACTTCTGCTTGTAAAACAAGTTTACCAAAAGTTCTTCGAAGCGTTTGAACTATAGTACTAGTAGCAACTAAAGTTCTAAGTAAAGATAATCTATTAGCTAATGTACTTAAACTAGTAGAAGATACTGTTAATATTTTACCACGACCAGTTCGAGTTATTGAAGATAAGCTAGTAACTAAAGATGCTGTAATAGATTTTAAATAAATAAAACCTTTAGCAAGAGTAGCTGTACTTGTACTAACAATAGACTTAATAGCACCTAGTGCTCGTCTGAACGAAGCAGTAACTGTAGACGTAACATTCAGGGCTTGACTAAACTGTGTAGTCTCAGCCCCGTTTATTACTTTTACGTTAATTGCTGATTGATTTAGAGCCATAGCTCAGGCCCCCAATCTTATTAACTAAATTGTGTTTTGAATGTGAACTGAATGCTATCGCCTGATGTTAATGCGATACCAGTAAAGTCACCTTTAACAAATAAGTTACCAACTGTAAGTGCATCAAACAAACCAGCGTTAGTGATTGTTAAAGAACCACCTGCTGTTTGTGTACCTACAACTTGATATGTATCACTTGTTGTAGTTGTTGTTTGTTGTGTTGATGTACCTGCAACTCTAGTACCAGTTTCAGTAAATAAAGTTGTATCAGTAGCAGCAGTAGTTCCAGCACCTGTACCCCAAGCAACATAGGAAGGTTCAGTTCCAGAGCCTTTAATACGGTTTGTAACTACAGCTTTACCTGTGTTTACTAATAGTGTAGCCATTTTTTAATTCTCCATAAAATACGTTTAAGTGGGTTCTTGTGCCAATACTGAATTGTTCCAAGATCTTCAATAGTTCCATCTGCTCTTGTAATAATAGCAGAAAGCTCCATTTGTTTTATTTTAGCATCAGTAGCTATCATGATAAGTTCCTTAGTTTATAAATAGTACTTAGATATAAAGCAATTACTTCATCAATGATGTTTTGAACAGCTTTTCTACTAGACGCTGATACTCTTAATTTCTCAATCATATTAACTTGTTTAACTAAGAAGTTGTCAATAGTGTCTGTAGGCATACTAGAAAACAAAGGGATGTCAGCCATAATACCTTCATCCCCTTGAAATGCTTCTGCAAGGTTATCTGCTAGATCAACAACATCATCATAGAAATGACCAAGAGCTTTGTGTTGAGCATAGCTCTTAGTCTTTAAATGCTCTATATGCGCTATAGTACGTGCATGGAACAATAATCCTATGATTTCTTCCATATTAACTCCACTGCTTAATACATTCAATCAATAAACTGAATGATAAAGAGCCTGATGAATAACCGTCTGTATCATATAAAACTTTACCAGTCACACCTGCACCAGCATTATTTTGTAAGAAACCAATGTGTTCTCCCATTACAAATCCCCTACCTACAAATCTCCAGATAGGTACATCTGCTGTGGCATCCCAATAAAGGTTAACAGCTAAGCCATCTTCTACGTCATAAGTTACTTTTTTAATTGCTACTTTAGTAGGTTGTTGTGAGTTTAAACCTGAAGCATTAACTGCAGCAACAAGTGCTGGGTCAATTAATGTAGCTAAACTTACGTTACTTGTATCTAAAATACCAACTAATTTAACAACTAAGTTACGTTCACTATCAACTAACGTTTGAATCTGAACTGAATTAGCCATGTTATTCTCCTATTAGCGTACTAGTTCTTGAGCAGCTAAAACAAAATCAACACTTAAAGTATCAGTTGCTGTTGGAGTAATTTGGAATACAGGAGCCATTAACACGCTTGATAGTGTTGTACCTGAAGTACCAATTGTTGGAGCTGAAACACGAGCTACTAAAGCATTGTCTGAATAGACTAGTAAATCAGTACCATCGTAGTAGAAACCTAAGTTAAGCCAAGTATCTGCTGCAGCTGTTGCTACGCCAGTTACTAAAGTAGTAGCTGTAGAACCTACTGTTGATACTAAGTTAACAGATGTTGATGATGCTGCTTTAGCAAACCATAAACCATCAGTTACACCTGAACCATTACGTAAACCTACATAGAATGACTTAGTACCTGATACAGCTGATGCTTTAAATCTTGCTTCATACCAGAACTGATTACCAGCTTGGAATTGTAAGAATGAACCAGCTTTGTAAGCTGCTGTAGCTGTTGTAGCACCACCTGGTGTTAATACACCTGCACCACCAACGATTGTACTTGACAATGTAAATGTTGATGAAGAACCAGTTACTGTATAGTCAGTACCAATAAGTGTATTAAAATCATTTTCATAAATTGAAATACCTAAACCTTGTGTACTACCAGTATGAAACGGATCTGGAAGAGGATAGTTACCTAATATTTCACCTTGGTAAGCTGTACCTACTCCGCTTGTAAATCTTGTTGGATTACCCATATAAATCTCCTTTGACGTTGTTATGTTTTTTAACAACGCTTATCTCTAAGCGTCATCAGAGAACAATTAAATTATTTACCCTTTTTGACAGGTGGGCGTTTACCTTTTTTTTCTTCAATTGGATATGACATATAAACTCCTAAGTAAAGATAAGAGGGAACTTTAACTCGTCCCCTCTACATCTCATGTAGTCCTATTAAGGACCGTTAACACCGTAGATTGCTCTAGGGTCTGTCCAGCCAAATGAGTATCTTTCGTAACCCTTAGCCTTAGCATTCATTGTATCAAAATCATTGTCTTGATCAAATTGAATACCAACACGTGAGTAATACTTAAGACCATTTTGGATGTTAGTTC